AATTCAAATATTCCATTTACATGGAAGACCAGCATACTCACGACCATTACGCTTTTCTTGCTAATCGTTTCTACGAATCTCTAATGTCTGACGTTGTAATGCTTTTTGACGCTGACTGCTCTAATACAATCAAGCAATGCGGCTACGTTATTCCAGATCGTCTTGTTATGAGCAACGAAACGATAAAAAATGGGGTAGCTAATTACGCAAACTCTCTTGACTTCCAAACTAATCTCGCGTATCAACAAACTTTCTTTGCGAGAGCTGTTGCTGAAAAAGCAAACGCCATCAACCAAATAAAAGAATTTATCAAATGAAATTTTCAACTCGCTTCGTTGTTCCCAACGTTTCTGCCGAAAAAATTGGCGTTAATCTCACAAAAACTTACATATCTAATGTCGTTAGCCAAAAGCCTCCCTATAATTTTGTGGTTATTGATTGCGCCGATTTAGGGAAGCCGATTCTTATGGAGGTTTCGGAGTTCGATTTCCTCGAAGATAAGATTGTATTTCGTGGATGGTTGAATTACAATTACAGTGGCGACCCTTATTTGTTCAGAGGGTCAATTGAGTTAAAGCCAATTTCTTAAAAATTAAAAATACAAATGCAACCACATCAATACCTACCCCTTTGCACGTTTGAAGTTATCGGGGATAATTCGCGTTACGGAGTAACATCTCAATCCTTCTTTCTTTATAAAGATCAAGCGTTTAACGTCTGGAGCAAACAAAAAGACTTGATCGACCCAGATTGCGAGTATTGGGGAACAGATAACGGTTGGCTATTAAAAATAGAAAAAAAAGACTTGGCGAATCTTGTGGGGGCAAACACATTATGATGACAACAAAAGAACAGGAAGATAAAGTTTTTGAAGAAATTACTAAAGTTAAATGCGAAATGGAAGCTATTGTTGGATTCAAGTTGACGAAAACTAATTACAAAAAAGTTATCGTAGACATAACCAGGAGAGCGGCAAATAAAGGAGATGTGTTTTCGCAAGTACCCCCCGACTCTCGGGAAAAAATAGAAAACTTTTTTTCTGTTTGTGGGCCGCTACTTGGCGAAGTGGTTTGGCAAAACTTTGTTGATAAAAATATTAAAATACAAATTTCTTACAAAGATGAGCTTTTGACTTGTTGGAACGTTCCCATAGAAATCCTCTGCTCCAAGGAGGAATCTTATCAACTCTCATCAATGATGATCGCTAAAAGCTTGACAGAATGTTTGGCGGGCTATTTCATCTCTCCAGCTTTAAGAGAATCGGTGATGGAAGGGGACGAAGCTTCTATAAAAATGCTTTACCAATCATTTAATCGGCCATCAATGTTTTCAGCTTTAAATAATCTATCAATGTTGAAGGAAAATTTTCCTGAATTTTACACGTACATCACCACAAAGCTCGACATGATGACTGTTGAGAGTATGCAAGAATTTATTAATAATAAAAATGTCACTAGACAAAGCAATCAAACACGGCAAGGAAAAAAGAAAAGAGTATCAAGGGTCAAAAAGGTTTGATCGCACTTGCAGGAATCATGGTTCCTGTAGTTATTGCGAAAATAATAGACGGCACTCTGATATCAAAAACGCTCGCTCAATTGACGAGCAGTTCGATGAATTTTTCTACGAGACTAACGACGAACAAGACTATTTAATAGAATAGTTTTTACAAAATCCAATGCCTCATCTTAACGCGAATATCCCAGTTTTCGCAGCTTACTTGAAAAGTGATTTTCTTTACAATAACAAAAACGACAAAACCGAATATGTTTTATGCGAAGTGTTTGGGGTTACTAGTTTAACGAGAAGGTGTTTGACCTTTCAAGTGATGACTGAGTTTGGCTCGCGACATGATCGCGTACCGATCCATTATTTAGTAAACGAACCGGAGCATTCTGATTTGCCCCTAGATTGGCTGCAATTATGGGACTGCTTCTCTTACGATATTTCAGTTACCCGATGGGAGTATCATAAGAACGCTAGGGTTGACATACAATTAAAGAATCATGAATGGGTTGAAGGCAAATATCTTTTCACCATTGATTGGCGCGATAACCCAGACGCTTCTTACGGTTATTCCGAAATGGCTGGGGGCCATAAGTGCGGTCATGTAATTTGGGGCGTAAAAGACAAAGATGGCAAACCTGTAAATCAATTATTTTTACAGCCGAATAATAGAGTTTTATGGAAAGATGGTGGAGCTTTTATTTCAAAGAAGCTTGACAAACCGGACTGGCAAGTATTCACTCAGGAATTCACTTGCGAAGGGCAGGGCAAGTGGATAGCAAATGATAACTGGGATTACTTTTACCAATTCAAAAAAGAATGATTGAAGTCGAAATAAATAAAGAAATGATCGAAGAAGCTATTCACCGAGCTTCTGAGGTTCCGCTTCTTAAAAATTCTGATACGCAAGGGCATGGCAGTAAAATAGCTGCACTTAGCGATCTTATGGTTCAAAAGACTTGGGGCGGGCGCATCGCATCTGATATTAGTTACGATTTCGATTGGATTTCGCCGAAGTTATATTTATTTGAAATTAAATCTAAAGAGCGCAATGTTGAGCCTCAACCTTGGTACAACTGCACAGTTAAAGAGTACAACGTAAATCAGAAATGCGATTACTATTTGTTTACCAGTGTTTTTGGCGACTATAGCCGTGGCTGGATTCTAGGCTACATCAGTAAACAAAATTTCTTTAATAAAGCTACATTTTTCAAGAAAGATGAAGTTGACCCTGACCCCAGAGGAGACAAATACAAATTCCCATCTAATTGTTACAACATCAAAATCGAACAACTTAACTGCAAATAAATATGAAATTTGAAATCACTCAAGGCTGCACAGCTTATAACTTTACCGTAGATGGTAAGCAATACGCGGAAATGACCACAGAAGAAAAAGAAAAAGTTATTGATCATGTTTTGGCCGCAGCTAAAAAACAAATTCTTGATAATCATCTCGGCTTTGAAGGAATCATTGAGCATTTTCAATACGATTCTTATGACGTTGGCCCAAAGTGCGGAACGTGCGGCGACTCAGTGAGCGTAACAATAATTAATATTTAAAAATGAAACCGGATAAATCACAAGTATTATTGTCGCCAGAAGATGAAGATTTGCGTCAACGTGGATTTTATGTTCTTCAAGGTTATGCTATAATTTCTTTCAGCCAACACATTAAAAAACATATGCATAGAATAATTGGAGAAAGAATCGGTTTGGCTTCAAAACAGGGCAGTGGATTCCAAATAGATCATATCAATAGGAATAAACTAGACAATCGTAGAGAAAATTTGAGATTAGTATCCTATTCGTCGAACGCTAATAATTCTGAAAAAGTAATAAATTCAAAAGGGTATTATTGGGACTCGCAGTGCAAACAATACCGATCCCAGATTCGCATAAACGGGAAACGTATTCACCTCGGTAGTTTTAATTCTCCAGAAGAAGCTCGCAAAGCATACGTCGAAGCTAAAAATAAACGTTTGATTGAGATTGGTCTTCTTGATCTCGTTCATAAAGAATAAAATTCATTTTAAATGAACGTCGATTCCTTTGAATTCTTAAATAGCTTACCTCAAGAGCAGTACACCACTCATAATGGCGAGCTGATTCAAATTTGCGAGTTGATTAGGTTAACGTACCCAGAAAAAATCAAAAAAACTGCTACAAAACGCTTGACGCGACAAAAGAAAAAGGGAAAATAAATTCTATGAACCTTGCTCTCTGTTGTATCTCTAACGTCCTTGCGGAACGCGGCCTAAAGTTCCAGACTATGACTTACACTCGTTTCGCTGCTCTGCCGCGAATCGACGCTGTTCGCATTCTTAGCGAACGCATTCTTAACAACTTTGTTGTTACTAACCGTATCATTCAGCATTGCGCTGACACTGGCATTGCTGGCTACCGTTTATCGTCAAGCCTCACTCCCGTAATTGACCATCCCGACGTTAATCTTCGCCTTGACCAGTTGCCCAACTGGACCGACATTCGCGCTGCTCTCGACACTGTGGCCGCTACTATTAAGCGCACTGGCGTGCGTGTTTCCGCGCACCCTTCAGAATTCATTACTCTCACCAGCACTAACGAAACCGCAGTTGCCAACAGCATTCGTGACCTTACCTCTCATGCCGAGCTTTTCGACTTGCTTGGTTTGCCGCTCGACTACCGCTCTCCGCTCAACATTCACTGCCGCCAAGACGGTGATCCTGCCGAAATCTCTGCTCGTTTCCTTTCTAACTTTAATCGTTTGCCAAAGAATGTCCAGTCTCGTCTTGTGCTAGAGGTTAACGACAACGTTAACGGCACTTGGTCCGTATCTAATTTGCACAAATATTTCTTTGTTCCCGCAGGCATTCCCGTTACCTACGATTCTCTTCACTGCAAATTCTGCAATCACGGCAACAGCGACTCAGCAGATTTTCACCTAGCTTACTCTACTTGGCCCACAATTCCTTTGTTTCATTACTCAGAAGGCATTGACAACACGCGCAAACACGCTATGATGCCTCTTAATTCGCCAAACAGTTACGGTAAGCCTGTGCTCTTCGACGTAGAACTCAAGGGTAAAGACCATGCAGTTTACCACATTCTCAATAATGCAAACAAAAATCAATAAAGTTAGAGATCAAATTATCACTGACCTTAATAAAGTCGGCATCAAGTTTTCCGTGGAAGACATGGAAATAACAAAGGATAATCTTTCCACGAAGCTAACTGGATATAAAATTCTTTCAGATAATCTGATGGGATGCATTGTTCCTAATTTCGCGAAAAACCGCCCAGAATATTTAATCTTTAACGAAAATCTCGCTTCTCACCTTGCGTCCGAGGGCTACGATGATGCGTATATTCAAGAACACGGAAAGATTTGGATTCACTTGTTTAAGAGGTTTCGTTTCGTGGAGTTGTTCAAACAGTCTCATTCAATTTAAATTAATTAAAAAATGAAAAGCACTATTTTGTTTTCCTCAACTAACGTAAAAGAAATTTACGAGCTTTACCAGATTTTGAACGCTGATTTTTTGAAAGAGTTCAAATGCTCGGCAGAGTTCAACATCACCACTTTCTCTTCCTCCCGAGAGTTTTCTCTCTCGGCAAAGGACATTTCGCCGCAGCAGTTTAAGTGGTTGCAGGACGCTACTTTAGAAATTGTTGAAAAAAACTTTGGAAAAATAGTTGACAAGCCTTAGCCTTCGTGATCTTCTTTGCCTGTAAACCAAATTGCCCACATGATTATCAAATCCATCCAGCGAAACGTTGTTGAATCCCACGATTTCAAATCTGAAATCGCGACCATTGATGCGAATGAGATGCGCTACATCTCTTCGCTTCTGAGGAATAACTACTCTAATGTTATCTTGGCAACCGCACGCGAAACTATCGCCAATGCGGTTGACGCGAACAAGGGTTCTTCCAGTCACGTTCAAATCACCGCACCGACTCGCTTGAGTCCCACTTTCGTTGTGCGCGACTTTGGCGCGGGTCTTTCAGAGATTGACCTCTTTGGTCTTTATACCAAGTATGGTCGCTCTACCAAACGCGGCGACAACGCTTCAATCGGCGGTTTCGGTATTGGTCGCTTTGCTCCGCTATCGTACACTGATTCGTTTACGGTCACGTCCCGTCACGATGGGACTGAAATCGTTATCTCGGTTTACGTTGATGAGGGCGGCGATACTCGTTTCACCAAACTATCCGAAACTGCGGCTTCCGAGCCAAGCGGTCTTGAAGTTTGCGTTGCGGTCAAAAGCCAAGACATCGCCTCTTTCGAGAAAGAGATTAAAAATGTGCTTCGTTTTTCAAACGAAGAGTTTGTCTGCAAACATTTTTCTCGTGATGTTCCACAATGGGTTATTAAGAACGATGATTGGGGAGTTCTGAAAAGTATGTCTCACACGCCTACCATTGTTATGGGGGGCATCTCTTACCCGCTTAACCTCGACAATCTGAACAACGACGCTTTTGCGAAGTCAAAGACTTACAAGGCTTTTGAAAATTCTTCCATTTCCTCGTTCTTGGTCTTTTTCTTTCCGGTTGGGTCAGTTGCGTTGCACCACTCTCGCGAGAATCTAGAGTACAACAGCCAGACCAAGAATTTTATTGCTCGCGCTATCGCTAAACTCGCAACCGAAACCAAAGCGCAGATGCAGAAAGAAATTGATTCAATTTCCGACTCCCAAAAGTTTTTTGCTAAACTTCATTCTTTTGATTCTACAGTTGATATCGGATCGCTATGCGCTGATTTAGATTTTTCGTTCACAGACGCGAATAAAAATGTAATTAAAATCGACAATAATCCCGTTGTTCCTTTAGCCACTTACAGAAAGTCTCGCAACACTGGCAATCTTGTGCGATTGTCAAAAGAATCGAAGCTTACTCCAAAGACTATTGAGCCCAATTTCTTTTACACTGGTGGTTCGTGCCATATCGTTATCAATGATAACGTTAAGGATATTAAAAGTCGCGTTAATGGCTTAATGATCGCCAAGAAGATCGAAGAGGTAATTTATGTAGTTTCTCTGGCTGATGCGGAAAGCAAATTGCTTTACAAGCATAACTCTTATGACCGCATTCACCTTGCCTCTAAACTAACTCCCATTTCAATCAACAGTAAAAAATTCGGCAGTGTAAGAAAAATCTTTTGCAGTTCAACCTACCATTATAACTTAAAGGAAAAGGTTCCTACGCCCACTGATCCTTTTTATTATGTTGACGTAAAGCACCTTGGAGGCAGTTCTTACGACCTTATCTTTGGCGACTTGAAGCAGTTTAACGTAACCGACTTTAGGAACATTTTGCCGATTGCAACGCATCTTGGCTTGAAGTACGATAACGTTTACGCTATCTTAGACAAAACTGATATTCCTGCCCATGCTATTAATTTGGGCGACGCTTTCATGGTAAAGTACAAAGCTGCGATTGCTCAATTTAAATTAATTTTAAATCTCAAGGAAGAGAAGCAGATTCGCCGGAGTGCTTTGCCAACAATAGCTTATTGGGGAGAATACGTTAGAAAGCTCCTGCCCGACAATCACCCCATTTCAGTTTATTTCGACGCTTGGAACGTTAATGAAGATGCGGATCATCACGGCTTTTCCAAAGAACAGAAAAAGGAATTTGAGATATTGAGCCTTTTCTCCCACAAGTACATAAACGACAGCGTTACTACCCCTATCGACACAAAAATTCTTGAAAAAATCAACAAAGAAGCATTGACAATCAAACAATCCTACCCCATGATGTTTGCACTGTTCGAAGGTCGTTATAATTCTTATGGCGATCACGCTATGAACAAATTAGCCCTTGACTACATTAATTTAGTTGATAATCGTAATTCTTAAATCACAATAATACAAAATCGTTATGAACAAACCACCGTACATCATGCGCGACAATTCCATCACCGTTTTCGTTGATGGTCAGCCTCACACCGTTGACAGTTCGCACGCGAACTTCTCATCCTTGCGCCAAGCAATCCTTGACGCTCAATACGATCTCATTCCCTCTCTCGTCTCAATGGAGAGCCATATCAAGAGCATGACTTTTGGAGCTTTCGACATTTACGACGGTCAGCTATTCCATAACGGTGTGGTGCTCCACGGCGTTGTTGTGGATAAGCTGTTCGCAATTCTCAAGGAGGGAGCGAAAGACGCGCAGCCTTTGCTCAACTTCATTGATCGACTTATGGACAACCCTTCTGCGAATTCAGTGGACGAACTCTACAACTTTCTTTCGTACAAGAATCTGCCGATCACTCCTGATGGAAAGTTCCTTGCCTACAAGGGAGTAAATAATGATTTTTATTCGAAGAGCGGCAACAAAGACACGGTTGTTATTCGTGGGGCTACTGGTCCTCATGGCACTATCTACAACGGTGTTGGCGAAACGATTGAAGTTGCTCGCCGCTGTGTTGACGACAACAAGGACAACCACTGCTCTTTTGGTCTGCACGTTGGCAGCTACGACTATGCGAATAGTTGGGCTGGCCCCGATGGGCGTCTCCTTGTGGTTGAGGTTGACCCTGCTGACGCTGTTAGCGTGCCGACTGATTGCAGTTACCAGAAACTCCGCGTCTCTAAGTATTTGGTTCTAAGCGACATTACTGCCGAGCGCAAAGAGATTCCCGATGCTGTTCACAGTAATGACGATCCTGAATGCGATCCTGAATGCGAAGCAGAGAGCCAAGAGTCTTCTAGCGATGAAGTCGAAAACGACT